TCTCTACTAATAAGCATGTTTCGGGACATATCAGCAGTTGCTTTTGAAGCGCCTATCATAGCATCCCAGAAAAATTTAGCAATCTCTGATAGTGCTTTTAGTATAGCTAAAGGAGCAAAAGCTTTAGTGATTATAGGACCTAATGATTTAAACCCTGCTTTAAGACCTGCAACCCCAACGCTTTGAGTTTTTGCTGTTACTTTAGCTTTTTTTAATAAGGCAGCAGCCGAAGTTCCTGTGGCTTTTCCGGTAATATCAGTTAATTTAAGTTCTCTAAGTTTTTGTGTTGTAAGACCTTTTCCAGTTTTTAAAGCTTCCTCCATAAAAGCTTTACTTTTTGCATTACTTAGTACAGTTTGTCTTGAAGCTTTTGCTGCGGCATCAAAAGGACCAGATAGTTTTCTAAGACCTGGGATGTCTTTTACAAATTCAGATAATCCTGAAAACCACATAGTACTACTATCCATAGAAGAGGAGGAATCAGCTAATTGAGAGTAAGAATTTGCTAATTCCTTTGCACTGTCTCGTGCTGAGGAGAGAGCGGATGCCTGAGCTATTAATGTTTTGGAATTTGCTAAGTTTGATGTTCTTGATCTCCTATACAGATCATCAATTTGGATGTTTAGAGTCTTTACAACATCTAGTTGTGTGTTTTGTTGCTTAATTGCTTTTGCAGTTGCAGATGAGGATTGTTGAGCCTCTCTTTGAAGTTCTATAAACTTAGTAGTAGAGGAATTTATATTTGAAAATTCTTTACCTACATCAACTGTTAATTCCCCTTGTAACCTTAATTCTTTATTGATGTCCCTAACATTAGACTTTAGGTCTGTAGTAGCATTTTTTATGTCTATAACTCTTTGTAAGTCTTCAGGAGTAAATCCATTCATAATGGTGTAATTTTATTATAAATATTAAAAAATATTACTTCTTTGAAGCTTTAGTTACATAGTTAGGAGGTTGGATGGTTTTTGGTGGTAATTTACTCTTATCAGGGTTAGATAAATCTATATCATTTGTATTATTTGCTGTTTGCTCAGCTTCGGCCTCATACCAGGCTTTACATTTTTTAAATGTAAAATTTCGAAGCCATATAGGCATGTTATATACAGTAGTATAGTCATACCCTTTACCATGAAATACAATTTCATGAATTTTGTTAAATACGGAAATTCTATAAAGTTGAATTTGATCTAAAGATCGGGCCAAAAAAAACCTATATTAATCGGAATTGAAATAATATTGTTATCTTCTAAAGTGTAATTGAGATCTATATCTGGGGATATTTCTTTTATATAAGTTCTTAAAGCTCTAGAGTCTTGAGCTAAGAGAGATGTTTCTACAAAAGATCTTATAGTTTCTTTATTAGTGTCACCGTTAAGAGAAACAATTTGATGTTTTAGTCGAGTAGTTACTTCCCCTCCTCCTATAGAATTTACTTTTTTAAAAGATTCTATTTCTGAAGTGACATTTTTTTCTTCTTTTTCGGTTAAAATTTTAAATGTTATTTTATTTTCTGATTTTGGAAATGTAAATGGGATGTGTCCTTCTTCATCACATAAATCGATGTCAAATGGTTTTGGTTCTAAAAGAGACAAATCAACTACGTGTTCTTTTTCCCCATGTGTAAACCTATATTCAGACCCATAACCTAAAATTCGAGCTCCCATGAAAATAGCATTTTTATCTCCTAAGGACATATCACTAATATCAAATTTTCCTAAAGTTAAAGCTTCTAATAATTTATCTAAAACCGTTCCGTTTTCAATTAGGTTTTGGTTTGTTAAAATATCTTCTTCTTTAGCAGTCATGTACTTCATTTCCACTTTTCCACTACGTAGGGGATGAGTACTTGGATATATTTTACCCTTTGATGGTAATTCTATTATTTCGGTAGGGAAGTTTAATTCGCTCATATCTTTTATTTAGTTATAACTTTGTTGTTCTTATATACATACACAATATAAAAAAGAATTATACAACATCCAAGCTATCTTTCTTTTTTCTATTTTCTTCTTATGAGGACAAAGAGAGCTCGACCATTTAAGCCAAGCTCTCTTTAAAAATAAATTTTCTTTTTCTTAGAAATTTAATACACAGTAATCCATTCCGATTGTCATATTGATGTTCATAGCTTCAGCATCAGTATCCCAATTCATATCTCCAAATTTTGCATCTTTAATAAATGCTCCTTTTATAATCCATTCAGATACTACATCTCCTACAGGTCCTAAAATGTTAATAGTTAAATCTTTTTTATAGAAATCACTATAACCATCTCTACCCGTTACTGATTCATGGTGTAGTCTAACCCACTCCATTACTGCTTGTGCTCCTGATGGTGTTATTGGATCAAATAATGTCATTGTAATATCCTGCCATTTAAGTTTACCTTTAATTTTACGATATGTGTTAATGTGATTTAGTGTGATTTCTTCTTGGTTAAAGCCTATCCCACTAACACCTTTAATAATATATGATGGTATCCCATCTACGTACATTATAAACCTATTTGCTTGTTTTGGTTCAAATGCTGTGAAAAATATTTCGTTTGGATCTAATACTGCCATTGTTTTGTTTTATTTTATTATAAATATTACCTAATTTTATTTTTACGCAGGAAATTCAGCTCCTGTTGGTAGGATATTGAAATCTAGGTAAACAAATTCAGCTGTTTTTGTTGGTTGAACGTATATAGCACCTCTTAATTCATTTCTATCAATTACGTCGGGACCATTGTTTGACTCGTTCATAACAACTTTAAACGCGTATAAACCCTGTCTTTGTTGTACTGATTCCAAATATGGGTTTACATTAGCTAAGAATGTATTTCTTGTTGCTGCTGAGTTTTGTTCAAATACTAAATTATCTGCTACTTGAGAAATATAATTTTTAAGTGCGATTAACAATCTTCTAACATTTATTCTATCTAAAGAACTTGCTTGTGTTTGAAGTGTTTTGTTACCAAATACTACTACTCCTCTTCCAGGGAAGGTTGCAATAGGATTAACTTTACCTTGATATAAAGAATCTCTGTTAGCTTGGGTTAATTTTCGTTCTGCTTGAACTACTTGCCCTAAACCACCTCTGTTAATACCTGCAGGAGCAAACCATGCTTCTGCTGTTCTATCATTTGAGGCATAAACTCCTGGTATTAAGGTTGATGCTGGAACCCAAACTCTTTGTCCTGAATCTGGATCTGTTACCATACACCATGGCCAATATGAAGCTGCATATGATGTGTCTTTACCAGCTGCTGTTCCTACAGTTGCTGTAATTGATGAATTGTAAGGTTCCAGATCTAAAATTACGATATTATCTCCTCTATTTTCGGTGTTTGATACCAAAGTGTTTAATACTGTGCTATAACCTGCTTGGTATAAACCAGGTGCAGATATAAGGTTATATCTATAATCATCTTTATTTGCTAATAAGTTAAAGGCGTCTGTATAATTGCCTGCTTTTAACCCTTGAGTATCAGAATCTACAATGTTTTGGTAGTACTTTCCAGTTCCGGTTAAAATAGTTCCGGTAGCACTTTCAAATGTTCCTGAAGCTGCTACTGGTATAGAGCCTGTGAATTGGTCTTTTGCTACTCCACTATTATCTAAATAATGAGGGGTTAAAAGATTTACTTCTTTTACTCTAACAAATCTTGAAGCATTTGGGTAAGACCCAGTTGTTTGTAGGTATGGTGATGATGTTCCAGCTCCTAACATGTTTTGAGTTTGGTCACCAATTATTCTAGAAATGAAATTAGAAGAAAATGGATCTAATGATACATTATTAAATGATTCTACTACTGATTTTCTTCTTGTATTATCATTACCCTGTCTTATAATTACACTAAAAGTACCTGAAGCTGTATTTGGTGATGTTATTTCCCATCTAAGATTATCGGATGTTCCATTTGTTAGAGCACCATTAGCATTTTCGGATCCTGTACTATTCATAATAGTACCCTGCCCAATAGTTTCTAATGTAAAAGAAGTATCAAAACCAGGTAATGAACTAGAAATTGGTGTTGAATCTGCAGCTGTAAATGAACCAGATGCTACTCTTGTTACCAGTAAGGTATTACCACCATTTTGAAAATAGTTGTAAGCCGATATAGAGGTGAAAAAAGTAAACTCATTTGAACCACTTTCAAAAGTAGTACCAAAAGTTGCTTGGTATTCGCTGTAAGTAGTAATAAGTTTTGGTATGTTTACCTGACCTTTTACTGTAGGACCTACTAATGCCGCTCCGGCTTGTATTGGTTGAGAAGTAATTTGAGATTGATCGTTCTCTCTTGCTAATACTCCTGGGGAAATTAATGTTTCTGCCATGTTGATGTAATTGTTTTTATTTGATAATAAATATGTAGGATTTTATCAAAAATGCTACTTATTAGGGAGGAATTCGCCCTTTTCTAGAGAGATTGAACCATTCCCATATTTTTCTTCTAACTCTTTAGCTAATTTCATTTCATCTTGTTGAAGTTGAAATAAATTATCTTTTAATTGGGATTTACGTAACTCTAAGGTTAAAATTTGAATTTCAACATTACCTACGACGTTTGTTAATTCTGCATAGCTCTTTTTTAAGCTAGTTAGATTATCTATTTCTTTTTGTGTTAATTTTTTACTCATTTACTATTTGATTTATAACGGTTATATTTGGGGTTCATTAAAAGATGTAATAATATTATCACTTCTAATTTCGGTTCTTGGGTTTGGTTGAGGGGGAGGACGATTTATATCCTCTAAACTTTGTGCTGTTTCCATATTAAATATAACCTGGGTTTTAGTATTAAACTTTTTGAGTGATGATAGTTGTTTTTGAACTGTATCAGGCACTAGGTATCCATATAATTTTAATGTAAATGTAGATTTAACTACTCTTTCACCATTAGCTGGAATTTCAACAGGGGTAGAAAAATTATCAATTCTAGCTCTAAATTTAAATCGTTCTGGATTTCCCCAATATGAATCTGAGGCATAGTTTATAGCTTCAATAATTTTATTTAACTGTTCAACATAATAAGTTGATACAATAAAATCATAAGTTATATTAACATAATCAGGAACTACTATAGCATAATTTTCTTTTACAGGTTGTCTATTGTTTAATATGTTAAAATTATCATAAGCGTTTCTTACACTATAGTTTTTAGTCCACACCGCTACATTATTAGGGTTGTTGGCATCTAACTTATTAGCAACACTTCGAATTTTTTCTATATTATTACGTTTAAAAGTAATTAAAGGTAGCATAATTTTACCCTTTAAGTCTCTGTAATATCCATCTTTTTGTACCTGTTTCCATCTTTGAGGAGAACCATAAATGAAAGGTACTTTTTGAACTACCCCATTCTGCTGCACCGTAGGTTTAATTATATTGTCCATGTAATATAATATAGCCTCATCAATTTCTTTAAAACCTAATGAAAATGGTTTTGTTGTATCATCTTTAAAGGATACTTGATCCCCTCTATTGAATTTAGGAACTGGATTTGGGTTACCCGTTTCAGTAAACCCTAAAGCCCCATCTGGGGGGTTATAAGGTTGCTGTTGAGAAAGACTTATTTCCCTTTGTGTTTTTGGTGTTGGTGTTTTTCCTCTATCTGCCATTGTTTCCAGTATATAATCTCTCTTGGGTGATTCCTACCCTATCTGCAGGAACATAATGTGTCTCACAAATAATTGAAATTGATGATCCAAAATTTTCTAATCCTGGGTTGATAGGATTTACATTGTTAGGGTAATCTGGATTTTTACCCATAAAGTATTGGTTTGCGTTTGTACTATCTACTTCGTAATACCCATCTTGGTACATAATAATATCACCTACTTCAGGTACCAAATTAGCGCCATACTGATAGTTTGTGGGTTCAAAGAATTCATTAAAATCTTCCATTTTATTTAACAAATCATCTCTTAAAAACTTAAAAGTAGCTCCCCAAGAAAAATCAGTACCTAAATCAGTTTCTGGGTAATCCTGGTCTTGTCTTTCTATTAAACAGTTTAATAAAACCGGACCCATATAGAATTTTTCCTCAGCAGCCTCGCCGTAAATGTTTACCTTAGTTTCTTCTAGTTTGTACTTGTAAAAAGAACACTGTTGGGTAATAATGTCCGCTAACAATTCTCTGTTAACGTGTCTAAATAAACTTATATCTCTTGCAGATCCAAATAGTGCCATATTATCCTATATAAATTGGAAATGGAACCTTTGATAATTCTTTCTCTAAGAAATCACCTTCTGCAGCTCTTCTTTCTAATAATTTTTCTCTTGATGTTTCATCTAGATAAGCTCTTAACCTATCAATTAATCTTTCTTTTTCGGAGGTTGCTGCTGTTATTAAATCATTTTGGTTTAATGTTACAGTATCTCCTGGAATTGGCACAGTCTGGTATTTACCACGAACATAACCTAACATTTCTTTACATAATGCTAAAGCATACTCAAATATCCAACTTCTTCCTACAGAATTAATATCATCATAGTGGGGATTTTTGTAAGGTACACCTGATATTTGGCTTATTCTTCCTCTTGCATCTTCAAACGATGCTGATGATCTTTCTGATTTTAAGATATATTCAAATTTCATAGTGGTAGGTGTACCATCAGGTATAGGAAATATTCTTAAATTATTGTTATGCATTTCAAAAGAATAATTTGCTCTTCTGATCATGTCATTAAATTCTATCTGTTGGATTACTTGTAAATCATAGTTAATAGGCATTAACATAAAATCCACACCAGCTGGGGAGAAGTTTTCAAAACCAAATGAATCCATCATATCCATAGTACCCATTCCTGAACCTACGTAAGGGTCAAAAAATCTTAATATAGCGGGAGGTGCTTCATAAAATACTCTCATAATCTCTATGTCACGTCCTCTATAATGGGGTATATTCTGATGAGCCCATTCTTCTAAATTATAGTCTTGAACTGATTTAGTAAGTTGAATTAAACCAGAATGCCAATCTACATTACCACCAGTTCCAGCTTCAACCCCATACTGTTCTGAGATTTCTATAATTCTACCTAAATTAGGAGTAATAATTACATCATTAACATCAATAGTATCATCTGCCCCCTCTAAGGTTAAATAATTTTCTCTAATTTTATAAGCATATATTTCATTACCATAAACTGTTACGGCTTCCTCGAAGGCAGCATAAAAGTTAAGATCTTGGAGTTCTACATCTACAATAGGGTAACCTAAGCGACGAGCTGCAAAAGTAGTAAATTTATCAGCATCTACTTGAAATTCTACGTCATTATCATAAAATCCAAAAGGAGTATCTCCTGGTTTAAATGCACTAGATCCGGTATATATTGGTATATTTGCCATATTTTTATTTATTAAGCATTAACTACTACATATTCTACATCTAAGCTTGAACTTAAGGAATATACGGCAATATTTGTTATGTCATCTGTAAAAGTCCCATTAAAATTGCTTCCGGTTGTTTTTGAACTTGAAAACATAATGGATGAAGTAGGCAAACATTCCATACTCCAACTACTATCATCGGATGCTGTGAATGATACAGCTAATGATGATGTTGTGTCTAAATTTGAAACTCTAACATACTTTATACTACTTGAGGGGAATGTACCAGCTCCTGGGTTAACTCCATTAATATTAATTAAATCAATTGAGGTAGTTGGAGGGATAGTTACAATTCTTCTATCTACATTAGTTACACTACCGATAGTATAAAAAGATTCATTTATAGTTTTGATACCTTTAACTATATGTTCTTCTTTAATCTTAATTTGAAAGTTAGTAGGGGTGTTTGGTGATGCCATGTTATTTTAGTTATAAATATACAAAAAAACAGGCCTGGTTTAAAAGCCTGTAAGAATGTATATATTTTTATTATTTTTTGTTCTTGGTACGTGGTGTGTGTGAGTTAGACATAATACCGCGTTCAGCTGCGTCGTCATAAATAGATATCAATTCTCCAACGATTGGGTCCCTATGGTTTCGTTTCAACGTAATACCCGCCATATTTTTAACTTTACGAGACACGGTATATAGGAATCTAAACCCAGATGATTTTTTTGATTTTAAATCAACTTGATGGTCATCTCCACAAATTACCATTTTAGAACGTAAACCAATTCTGGTGGTGATCATTTCCATTTGGTCATGAGTTACATTTTGGGCCTCATCTACGATAATCATACTATCTACAAATGTTCTACCTCTCATAAACGACACAGGTACAATTTCTATTTTACCATCTTCAATCATTTTTTCTACTTTTTCTTTATTATATAAAAGAAACATGTTTTGGTAAATTGGTTGAACCCAAGGGTCCATCTTTTGGTGTAAGTCTCCTGGTAGGAATCCTATATCTTCTTTAGATACTGTAGGTCGGGTAATTATAACTTTTTCATATTCTTTTCTAAACAAACCATCAAGAGCTACCTGACATGCTAGTAATGTTTTCCCTGAACCTGCAGAACCTGCTAATATGGTTAAGGTGTTGTTTAGTATTTCTTCTTTAGCTAATTTTTGCTCATCATTAAGTTGGAGTTTAAATTTTATAGGGTTCTTCAATATTTTTTTTTCTCTAAATACTTCGTCTTTGTGAGATCTTTGAGGCATGTATTTTTATATTTTAGTTAAAACTTATAATGGTTAATATTTGGGTATACATATTGAAAAAAAAAACCCCGCTTACGCGGGGTCTTTTAGAAAATATAATAGTGATTATTATTATAGAGTGTTTAACCCTTCAACAAAAATCTTACCATAAAATTCTGGTCTTACTACTTTCTTAGCATAACGAGTAAGTAAACCTTTACGTGGTGTAAATGTTTCTGGATCGTATACCAATGGAGTCATAATTAATGGAATATATGGTGCAAATACTGCTCCTGCTTCCAAGAATTGTCCACCTCTAAAGCCCATTAGGATTGTATTTTCAGTCATGTATGGGTTTTTGTAAACCGTATACCTACTGTTAATAGTACCTGCTTTTTGTACTCCAAAAGCGTATGTTTGTTTAGCAGCATCTCCATCAGAAGTTCCAGCAAATCCTGGAATTGATTCTAATATTGTAGATACTGTTGGAGAACATACTAAGAAATTTGCTCCACCTCTAAGTGTTTTCTGGTGAATAGCATTACTTAGTTTTTGGATTTTAGTTCCTAATGTTTGGAACCATTGTCCTTGAGAATTATAGAAACCTAAATCGCTATTTACAACACCACCTGTGTTAAGAGCTAAGTTATTCTGTGCAGACCAAACTTCTGTACCTGCGGCAGCAGATTCGATCAACATATCAAGAATTTCTAAATCAATTTCTAATGAGATGTATTCACTCATGATTGAAGTTAATTCAGCTTCAGCATCCAATGAATGGTAAGCATTTAAATCCTGTGCGAACTCTGGAGTCCATACAGCTTTCAATTTACGTGTCTTAGCAACAATTGCTTCAGACTGCATTTGAACGTTGATTTGAGGAATTGAAATTTGTGGTGATGTTCCTGTTGGAACCCCATCATTATCAGCATTTAGGCTAGTATTTCCAGCTTCAAAATCACCTCGATCAGCATCTGTAGTTTGCATTAAATATACTACTTTTACAGAACCACCATCAACTATATCAGAACCTACAAAGAAATCAACGTCACCGCCATTTAATTTTGTAAATTGTGGATATTGTACTGCAGTTGCTGGTAATTCAGCAGCTGAACCTGATAGGTAAAATGCTCTTACAGCTCTTGTATCAAAATTTGGTAATGATGATGTAGGAACTGATAGTTTTACAATTTGACCAGTAGCACCTGCTACATAAGACTGAGATACTGAAGAATCAGCATTTAAGTCAGAATACCAATCCACAGATCCTGATGCTACTGTTACAGCAGCTGATTGTGTATTGTTAATAGAGTATCCGAAACGACCTGCACCGTAAAGACCACCTTTATTTGAGTTACCGAATGGAGAAGTTCCATCAGCACCTGTAGTACCATAAAGTGATTGTCCTTTTGAGAATGGATCTTTATCTGTACCATATTGGAAATCTAGGAAAAATACTAGACCTGAAGGTAAGTTCATCGGTTGAACTGAAACGAATTCTTTCGCTGCAATTTGTCCAAATACTTTTCTTACCAATGGTAAAGCAACTCCGGCCCATTGAGCACCTGTTCCTGGGGTAAAAGTACCTGCACCAGAACCACCACCTGTGTTTGAAGCTTCAACAACTAGTTGTTTTGCTTGGTTTTCTAGGATCATAGACATATTGTTTTTGCTGGTTTCGTTTTCGATACCTTCTAGCAAACCTGTCTTGCCCCACTTATTGGCTAATCTTGCAGCATCACCTTGTAGTGATTTGTAAGGGTTAGCACTTTCTAATAGAGAATTTAATTGACTCATTTTGTTTTTTGTTTTTTAATTAGTTTTTTGTTTTGTTATTAACCTTTAATAATACCGGCTAATTTTTGAAATCTTGTTACCATTTCATCTGATTCAACTATAGGTTGTTTCTTAGTTGTTTTTGCAAGTGATCTAGATGAAGAAGCACTACCTTTAGCTCTATAGCCTTCGCTTATAGAATTGTTTGTAGATTTTGATTTAATACTACTATTAATAGTTTCAAATACAAGTTTTACTTCTTTAACTGTTTCAGCTTTGTCAAAAGTACTTAATACTTTAACTTTCTGGTTTTCAGATAAATTTTTGCTACGGAATACTTTATTTACATAAAGTAATTTAGCATTTAAAAGGTTGATTTCATTAAGTTCTGATCTTAGTGTTGCAACAGTATTCATTGCTTCTTTTAAATCTTCCTTTTCGTCTTTCATACCGTCTAAATAGCCTTCTTCCTCAGCATCTGTACGAGCATTCTCATCCATTGTTACTTCTACTTCGTCATCAATTTCGATGTCCATTTCATCATCTCCTTCAACGTCGATTTCATCTTCGTCTTCGGTTTCAAAATCTTCACCAGCTTCTAACTCACCAGCCGTAACCATGTCTTCGATTACATCTTCGATAAACTTTTTAAGATCGTCTTCAGACATATCTTCGATATCGACATCTTCGTCGTCATCATCTTTGTCTTCTTCGTCTTCTTCCTCGTCTTCCATGCCGTCTAAGTAGCCTTCTTCTTCAGCATCCGTACGTTCGTCCTCTTTCAAGTCCTCTTTTTCGTCCTTCATACCGTCCTTGTAGCCTTCTTCTTCAGCATCTGTA